GCCTGCCCCTCATGAAAAGGGCGTTTTGCTCCTCCTGGGACCGGTAGGTGCAGGACCGCCTGAACGCGCCGGGGATCTCGGCATCGAGGCGTTCCTCGAACCGGCGGATCTTCTCCTGCATCCTGGGCGTCAGATCCTCGATCTTTCGGCTGGCCATCTCACCCTCCCGGGATGATCACGTCGCCGGTCTTGAGTTGCCGGCAGTCCTGGCCGGTGCAGGTGACCTCGTGGCGGTGGTTGTTGATCCGCTCCCAGATGTCGGCCTGATCCTTCTTGATGCCGGCGAGCATGAAGATGATCACGGCCTGCATGAACCCGACCACGATCCCGATGACCGTCATGACGGCGCTGGTTTCCATCACGCTCCCCTATGCGATGAAAACGATCACCCGGCCCTTGGCGTCGGCGTACTTGACCGTGATCGAGTCGATCGTGAACCTGGAGGTGCTGGTCGGGGTGAAGGCGAGGCCTGCCGTGCCGGACGCGGTCAGGATATCCGCATAGGTGCCGTTGGCCCCCCGGGCCGTCCCGGAAACCCCGCCAAGCGAGGCCGTGACCGTGCCCGCGGTCCACCCGGAAATCGTGTAGGCGACCTCGTAGACGCGGCCCGGGACGGCCGCAAAGCTGTCCTTCGAGAGCGTCCCGGTCCCGTCCGCGTTCTTGGCCACGTTGTTGGTGGCGTAGGCCCATCCGGTGCCCAGGGTCCAGCCCGTGGCGGCCCCGGTGAAGGCCCCGGCCCCGGCGAGCTGGTCCGCGGTCGCGGTGCTGGCGATCGCCAGCGTCAGTTCGTCCTCGAAGGCCATGACCGTGGCCGGAAGGACCTGTTCCGCCGCCGAGACGCTCCTTGCCGCCCCGGCCCCGGCCAGGACGTCCAGGCCGAAGGAATCCAGCAGGGCGACCCCGTAGGTGCCGAAGGGACAGCAGGTCGTCCGGTCCCCGTTGGTCCCGGGGACGGTCTCGATCTTGGCGATCCGGCCCTTGAGGACCTGCGGGAACGGGGGAGACGAACGGCTTTCCCGGTAGGTCGCCGCGACGGGTTTGGACACGGCCATGTCGGCGTCCCCCTGCCAGTCCAGGACGAGCCGGAACGGTTCCACGTCGGCCCGGAGGAAGGGGTTGGACGAATAGACCACGAGCGATTGCGCCATGATGCCCTCCTTGAGACCGGAGCGCTCCGTCGGGAGCGCCCTGTTCTTCTAGTCGAAATCCCCGACGGCCAGCCAGGTTCCGCAGAGGTCCGCGTCGGTGACGACGGTGATGGCGCTTCCGTCCGCCGGCAGGGTCTTGTTGACCGCGGGGGCGTTCGCCGTCACGGCGGTCCCCTTCGGGATCAGGACGATGGACTCGCAGGAATGCAGGCCCGTGTTGATATTGCCCCCAGTGGAACTGGACGTGTTCGTGAACGTCCCCCACTTGAGGACCTTGTTGCCGATGACGGCGCGGCCGGTGATTGCAGAGGTGAAAGCCATGATCCGGGCTCCTTTCTGTGAATCCCGGCGGGACCGGAGCCCCGCCGGGAGATGGTATGCATCCGGCCCCCGCCTAGTATCCGGGGATCGCCAGATCGATCAGCGAGTATTCGGTCGTGGCGTTGACCGCCAGGACGTTTCCCACCGGGCCGATGATGTCGGTGGTCGCCAGGGCGGCCACGGCACCGGCAGCATTCGCGGAAGGACCCACCACGTTGCCGATGACGATCGTCCCGTAGGTCAGGACCGGGCAGGGACCCTTGACCTGGTTCCAGAAGAAGTTTCCGGCGGTGACCGGGATGACCGGCACGCCGATCGGGGCGCCCGTCAGGGTCGTGGGGGCGACGATGACCGCCTTCTGCCGGTTCTGGATCAGGCTGACCGTCGAGGCGCCCGCCGTGATCGCGCACCGGATCGGGTCCTTCAGGCTGACGATGACCCCCGTGGTGCCGGCGGGATGGCCCTTCACCCGGTAGGCGTAGCCCTTCCCGACGTCGTCGTTGACCCAGAGCCAGCCGTCCTTGTAGAAGTCGGCCGTCACGGCCCCGCCGAAGGTCACGGAGACTTCCGTGGCCCCCAGGGCCGGCGACGCCGTCAGCGCCCTCTTGATGGCATTTGCGCTCGGAGCCGGTCCCTGGGTCAGTTTCCCGACCAGGAGGTCAGAGGCCCCGGCCTGGGCATAGGCGAAGACGCGGCCGTCGGCCAGCTCGCGGATCGTGTCCAGTTCCTCCTTCTGCACGGAGGACTGCTGATAGAGCCCCTGGGCGAAGCCGCCCGTCTTTTTCGATTTCACGCTTTCCATGTGTCGCTCTCCTTTCGGCCTTTCGGCCAGGCCCCTGCACTTCGGGCCGCTTGGGTTTGCCGCTTGCGGGACAACGGCTTTCTGGACTACGACAGGTTGCTGTGGGCCGCGATCGCCTTGCGGTTGTTGACGACCTGGTTCCCGTCCCAGAAGATCTTCATGGTCTTTCCGGCGATGCCGTTGGGCGCGTTGGCCAGATCGCCCCAGGGCGTCCGCTGGAAAAACCCGTCCTTGTGGATGGCCCATCCGTAGTGCTTCGAGTTGAGGACGAACAGGTAGCCCGCCGGAACGTAGTCGTCCGGGGTGATGGTCATGCCCTCGAACACGATGTTGGTGAAGCCGGCCTTGGTGACGTCCTTGTCCTCGGTGAACCGCTGCTGGGACTGCAGGATGCCGCTGACGAGGTTGTAGAGGGTTTCGGTGGTCACCCCCACGTCGGGCTTCCCGCCGGCGCCGTCGCCGATCTTGGCCAGGCTTCGCAGGGTCCGGATGACCGGAAGGCTGATCCCCTCGGTCGTCGTGGTTCCCTTGGCCGCCCAGGGCTTGGTGACCCCGTCGGACGCCACGAGGTCGTCCTCGGCGATCCCCAGGTAGGCGACCGAGGAGGACCCGAAGCAGCAGGACCGGAGGCCCGTGACGGCCTTGTCCGCGTCGCCGTTCTGGCCGTAGAGGTTCTGGGCGATCTTTTTGCGGACCGTCTTCTGGGCCGATGCGATCTGCGCCTGGACGAGCTGCACCTCGGCGTACTCTCCGGCGGCCGCCTGCTCGTCGGACCGGTAGATGGTCGCGTTCCCGTAGGCATGCTTGGGATAGGCGAAGGCGGCGTTCATGATCTCCCTGGAGTCGGAGGACAGGGCCTCGCCCCTGGAGTAGAAACCGCCCTCCTGGCCGTCGTACTCCAGCGGGATCCGCCACCGATCGCCGCCTTCCGGCCGCTCGAAGACGCCCGCCTTCTTGTCCATGAACTTCCACATCAGGAAGGAATCCTGGAAGTAGATGTCGACGGCCTTCTTGCCGTCCATGAGAAAGTAATCGTTGGTGATGGCCTGAATCTCGGTAAACGTGAGAGACATGATTGACCTCGTTCTTTCTGGAGGCTACGCGGTCCCGCCCGCACGGAGCCGTCTGAGCCGTTCCGCGCCCGCGGCCACGCGCCCCCCGTATTTGCCCGGGTCCTTCAGTTCGTCCGGGAGCTCGCCGGTGGCTCTCGGCGCCCCGCCGTCCTGAATGACCGCTGCGTTTTTCTTGGCGAGAAAGTCCTTGCGGACCCTCTCCTCTGTTTCCTTGGCTGCCTTCTCGGCCGCCGCCTTGACCGCGGCATCGACCGCCGCCTGGCGGGTCAGGGCCATGTGCGCGCTGATGGCGTTATGTCCGGGGTTTTTGGACATGAATTCCATGATCTGCCCGGAGTCCCACATCGGGCGGAAATCGGGGTTCTCCTTCTCGTACTTCTGGAACGCCCCCCTGACGGCCTCCTGCCGTGCCGCCGCCTCGGCCCGTGTCCGGGCGGCCTGGGCCTTGGAGACGAAGGCCCTTTCCAGCTCGTGCTCCATCTGCCGGTAGAGATTGGCGGCGTACCCCTTGGGGTCGTCCTCCTGCCATTCCCTGAGCTCGTCGTCGGTCTTGGTGGTGATATCGACGTAGGGGAGCTTCTCCGGCGCCTGGGGCCGGTTCTGCGGACCCTGGCCGGGGCGGCCCTGGATCTCCCCCCGGGTCTCGGCAAGCTGCCGGGTCAGGTCCCGGACCTTGCCCAGAAGCTCCTGGAACCTGGGGTGCCTGTCGAACCGGTCGAGCTTGTCGTCGCCGGCCTTGGCGGGATCGTCCCCGCCTTCCTTTCCGGCGTCCTTTGCGGGCTGTGCGCCCTTTTCGGGGGCCTTTTCCCCCGGTTCCGCGGACTGCTCCGCGGGCCTTTCCCCTGGAACGGGCGCGTCGATGTCGCTGACGGCGTCCATGGGGATGTTGGCGAATCCGTCCTCGATCGGCGAAGTCGGGACACCGGCGGCTTCCGGGGTGGCCGGAGCGGCCGGCGCGGCGTTAGCGCCTTGCGCGGTTGCTGCCTCTGGCATGATTTTCCTCCTTGGTTGAGGGTCAATAAAAAAAGGCCCCGACGGAGAAACCGGTTACGGTCATCTCCGAAGGGGCCTTCCTGGGGCGCGATCGGCTTCGCCCTTATGCGGCCAAGTCGCCACTGCATGACCTGGCGGGTAAGGGCCGATATGTCTACTCTGCCTGAGAGCTTACGGTATCTTTTTGCCTAAGCAAGAACTTTTTCAGCAAAGACGCCGAAAACTCCAATATCCTTGCAATGATTGCTATAATCTCTTTTGTCTCAGCGGTCATCCCCCCCGCACCTCGATCCTCTTGCGACTGAAATGGGCCTCCGTGACCTTCCGCATGAGGCCCGTCAGGTCCGGCTCGGGCGGCTTCCGGGCAAGCGGCGGGCCTCCCCGTTCCGTGTGGTCCATGGGCCGGATCCCCTCCCCTTTCATCCAGGCTCGGTAATTCTCCCGGGTCGGGTTCCGCACGAAAGCCTGTACGTGCGGGGCCGGATTGTCCCGGTCCACGACTTCCAGGACCGATTTCAGCCAGGGGGCATCCTGGTTTCCGGTGTAGACCATCCCGAGGCTGATGATTCGTCTCGCCCTGCCTCCGCAGGACGGGCACTTCCGGGATGCGGTCCCCCTCTCGACGAAAGCCTCGTGGATGTGGCCTTTCCGGCATTCGAAATCGGCTGCGATCATCCCGGATCGGCCTCCTTCATCCTCTTGAAGGCCGCATACTTGGAAGGCTTCTCGGGCTCCCTGGCCTTCATCTGGCCGAGCTCGATCGCCAGGATCTGGAACTCGACCGACTGGTTCCGCCTCTCCTCCCACTTGTCTCCGGTCCTGCTTTGCACATCCCGAATCGTGACCGGGTCCAGCAGGACCCTGGCCTCGATGGGCTCCATGCCGGAAAAAGATTGCGGAGTGAGGCCGAGCTTGTCCAGTTCCGGCTTTTCCAGGGTGATCCTCAGGCAGTAGGGCCGCTCTTCGCTTGCAGGGGCAGGAGGGCTGCCTGTCATGCCATCTTTCGAGTCCTCTTTCTTCTCCTTCGGTATGGTCCGCTTCAGGTCGATGAGCGCCATGTTATTTCTTCCCCTTTCTCATGGTATGGAGTTTGCTGGCCGACTTGGCGATCTCGTCGCCTTCCCTGGCCCGCAGCATGAGCATCTGGGCGACGGCGTTGTCATGGGTCATCGGATTCTTGCTGAATCCCTTCGGATGGTTCGGGCTGATCACCTGGTATCCGCCCCTCACTTTCACGATTCGGTACGGCATGGCCGATCTCCTTTCATCCGGCGACGTTGTTGCTCCTCAGGCCCCGTTCGTTGTACCCGGGCCGGTTCGCGGCCTTGCTCACGAAATCCAGGCCCGCCTTGATCCCCTCCGCCTGCCGGCGGTGGGCCTCGGCCTCGATCTCGCTCACGATCCTGGCCCTTTCCATCTTCAGGGTCTCCTCGTCGAAGGCGACGCCCGCGGTCTGGACCTGCTGCTTGACCCGCTCGGTCATGATCTGCTCCACCGTGAGGTCGCGCTTGGCCACGATGAGTTCGGCCTCGGCCAGGGTCTTTCGGACCGCCGCGGCCTGCTCCTGCATATTCCCCTGCCCGCCTGCGGCCGGCTGCCCGCCCTTCCGGCCGCCGAGGGCCTGCTGCATGAACTGGACGAAGCCCGGGATCTTGCCTTCCTTCAGGGCCTTCTCCAGGTCCTTCGGTTCCATCCCGGCCACGGACTTGATGTACTGCAGGATCTCGGGCGGGGCCTGGGCCGCGGCCAGCCTATCCAGGAAGGCGCCGAACGGCCCGGCCATCATGCGCTTGATGACCTCGTTGCGGTTCGAGTAGTCCAGCCGGTCCAGAAGCTCCTGCTGGTCGATCGCCCGCCTCTCGTAGAGCGAGATCGCCTCCTCGCGCTGCTGGATCCGCGAGATCGGCAGGGTGGATCCGGACACCACGGTCAGCCTGGCCGGCATCACGAGGCTCGCGCCGATGATGGGCTTGGAGGCCTCCCGGCCGTCCTTGTCGCGGTAGGTGATCCAGCGCTCCTCGGTGTAGAAGTTCATGACGTGCGAGAGGTACATCCGGCCCCGGTCCCGGATCAGCCGGGAGTAGGACCGGATCTTCCCCCGCATCATGGTGGCCGCCCGCTCCAGGAGCGCGGCGATGGCCTTGTAGGCGATCACGTCCCGGCCCTGCACCTGCGCCTGGTCCAGCTCGAAGGTCCCGGCGACCAGGAAGAAGAGGTCCTTGAAGATCTGCAGGGCCTTGTCGTAGTCCACGCTGGACTGCGGCGGCTCCAGCCACCGGATGCCCTGCGCCGCGGCCGCGCTCGCCGGGTTGACGATGCCCGCGAGGTTCGTCAGGTCGCTGTTGGGCACCCCGGAGTCCATGGGGTTGACGAGCTTCTTCTTGGCGCTCCAGTCCTTCTCCAGCACGAATTGCGACAGGGCCTTGTCCACCTCCATGTTCAGCCATTCGAGCTGCTCGAAGTCGGACATGCCCCAGGCCGACGAGGTGTCCTTGAGGCTGTTGCAGGCCGCAAATGGAAACTTGTCGTAGAGGTAGGTGTTCCGGGCCTCCTCGTCGGGAAGGGACGGGTGGACGTTGGGGTTGTCCCTGTCCTCGAGGACGACCTTCCCGCCGGAGCAGGCCAGGATGTAGCGTATCTGGCCCCGGTACTTCGGCCGGACGACGCGCTTCCTCACCGTCGCGCGGGTTCCGGAGGCCGCGTCCAGGACCTCCTCCTCGATCTCCTCGGCGACGGTGGAGCGGTCCCGGAGCCACATCTCGCAGAGCAGGGTCTCCTCCTCGTCGCCCCCTCCGGCGCCGCCGACGAAATTGACGATCTCCCGGATCGTGCCGGCGATGCCGGCCATGACGCTGCCCTTTCCGCCGCTTCCGGATCCCATGACCTCCCGGCGCTCGTCGTCCATGAGCTCCCTGGCGAGTTCGGAATCGGGCTTGATCCGCCCGGCCAGCTCGGGATGACGGGCCTTGAGGGACCGGACCGGCACGGGGTAGTAGTGGCAGAGGGCCTCGGACTTCTGCAGGTCCCGGGCCGAGGTCAGCTTGACCGGATACCAGCCGAAGTGGAAGGGGTCCACGGGGATCGTCTCGACCTCCCCGAGCCCGTACTCCAGGTCCGGGTTGAAGACGACCTTTTCGATGGCGATGCCGTACTGCTCGCCGTTGATGACGGAGCTCTCGAACACGTCCTGCTGTTCCTGGTCCCGCCACCAGTGCTCGGTGCACCGCTGCAGGTCGGCGAGCTGCTCCTTGTCCTGGTCCGCGATCTGCCCGACGGCCGCCACGTTGAACGTGGGGTCGTTGTCGGTCATGGTGTTCACGGTCCGCTGGCCGTGGGTGTACAGGAGGTTCGCGGACACCAGGGGCTTGCCGATCTCGGGCCGGCTCTTGAAGTGCAGGTTCCGCCGCAGCCGGTAGTTGCGCATCCACCGGTCGTGGAGGCCCAGCCTGATCTTGTCGGCGACGATCCTGCCGAGGACCTCGAACACCTTCTCTCCCACCTTCGGGTCGCCTTCCGGGGGGATGAGGGAATGGGATTCTTCTTCAGCCATGTCGGTCTCCTTCCTGCTTTCGTGATTCGTGTCGGCCCCAAATCCATCCTGCGACACAGTCGATACCGTGCAAAGAAAAAGGGCACGTGCAGAGGTGCGGCCCCGCACGGCCCCAGTTTCCTTGCTTTTGCCTCCCCCTTCCGGGTGGCCACCCGTCAGGAGAAAACCCGGTTTTCAGCGAACTTCAGCCATCCTTTCCCATCCGGCTGTGGGCCTTTCCGTGGCCCTTCAGGGCGGCCGGGCTCCTGAACGACCGGCCGCATATCCCGCACGCAAACCCGGTTCCCGCAACGTCTTTCGCCGCGGTCGGTTCCGGCGGCGCGGCCGTCGGCCGGTCCTCCTTCCCGGGACCGCGATCCTGTCCGTCCGGCGTTTCTCCGGGAAGCTCCGTCCCCCGCGGGATTCCCCCGGTCGGTGTCCCTTCCGGCCGCGCACGGGGGTCCGCCTCCGTCATCCGGGAATCCGCCGACGGCGCCCTCTCCCCGCCCTCGGCGGCCTGGGCGGCGGCCTGCCCGCACGGCGGCATCTCCATCCCCAGCTCCTCCCGGACCCTCCGGGCCACCTCCTCCTCGAAGATCATCCCGGCGCCGGCGCAGAGGCCCGGCCGGTCGAGATCCGCACTTGCCGCAGGGTCGAGGAACGCGGGCGATCCGTCCCTTGGCAGCCTCGCCATGCCCTGCTCGGTCCTGACCAGGTCGTCGTGGACCATGGGCCTGTGGCTCCGGCCGTAGGGGCACATCATGAACCGCCACTCCGCGGACGGCTCGAAGGGCGGATCGAATCCGTGGAAGGGGTCCGGGACCCGAA